TGACGTAGCGATCGTGGCGCGGCTGATAGATGTCGGTGTCGTCGTTCACCATCTGGAGGAAGTCGCGGTCCTCCGAGATCACGACCGCGCCGACCGGCAGCGCGGCCGCGTCCGCGAGCCGTTGCGTGGCGAGGCGCGCTTGGAACACGAGGTCGTCGGCCTCGCGGCCCGCGAGCTTCAGGTCCACGACGCCGAGCAGCGGCAGGAGCCGGTGGAGGTACGCGCGGTTCAGTTTGAACCGCGCGCGGTACTCCTCCGCCTCGGCCTCGTCGCCGCGATCGGTGCGGTGCTTGTAGGTGGGCAGCAGCTGGAGACGGCGGGCCGAGAGCCCGCCGTCCCAGCACGCGATGCATTGTCGGTACGGGTAGCGCTCCATCGCGTTGCGCAGGCACCGCAGGAACCCGAACGTGCCGGCGAACTTGAGTTCCACCGTCGCTGGCTGTCGCATCACGCGATGCAGCAGGTGGTTCGCGTCCACCAGCAGGAGGGTGCGTGGCGCCGCCATGATCAGGCCGGGTGCGCCTCGCGCTCGCGCGCCGCGGCCTCGTGCGTGGCCTGCCGAGCCGCGATCTCGATCCCGGCCTTCTCGGAGGCCGTCATGCAGCCGGACTCCCACGGGCACATGAGGCATACCTGGAGCCCGATGATGTGATTGAAGTAACACGATGGCGCGCCGGACGGCTGTTCGAGCTTGCTGCCGGTCGCCGTCACGCGCGTGAGCGAGGCGCCGTTCGTGCCGGCCGGCGCGGCGGCCGGCGCGGGCGCCGAGGCCGGCCCGACCGGCGCGTTCGGCGGCACCGCGACCGAGGTGCTGGCGAGGTTGAAGACCTCGACCGAGAACTTGCGGACCTGCTCCGCGACGCCGCGGATCCGATCCATCTCGCTCGCGGACGGCATCTTGAAGATCTCGCCGATGTGGTACATGGCGTCCAGGATCTGCTGCCGGACCGCGGGGTCCGGATGCAGCGGCTTCGCGCACGGCGCCATGTCGTGCTCGTACTTCGTCTTCTGGCCCTGCCCGATGACGCCGATCACGATGTCGGTGCCGGTCTCCTCGTGCGTGAAGTCGCGCTCGTTCTGCGGCCGCAGCTTCGAGGCCCACTGCCGCTTGAGCCAGTCGTTCACGGTGAGCGGGAACCCGATGATCATCGGGGCCGGGATCAGGTGCGAGGGCAGCTCGATGCCCATCTGGATCGGCACGAGCTGCTTGGTGGTCGTGTCGAGGTAGTACGTGCTCTGCCGGTCGATCACGTTCGCGTACGCGCGCTTGTAGAGGTAGTACGAGTTCTTGCCGCCGTCCGGCCCGAAGAACCGGATGTAGCGCGAGTCATCGCGCTCGATCTTGTTTGCGCGGATGAAGTCGTACACCGGCCTGAGGACCTCGGCCACGGGGCACGCGACGCCCTTCTCGGGGAACGTGCGGCCGACATCGATGCAGCTGCTCTCCTTCGGGTCCGTGACGCCCGGCAGGCCCTTGTGCTTGAACACCGGCATCGTGATGTTGCCGTGCGGGATGCAGGGCGGCTTGTCCTCGTGCGCGCCCGGCGGCAGGATCCGCAGGATGTTCGCGCTGTGGCCGCGCTTGAAGTTGTACCACCGGAGGTCGCCGCCCTCGCGGCGCGCCTCGCGCTCATCAGCCTTCTGTGCGTCCTCCTCGATGAGGGACGCGTTCGGTCGAAACGCCATGTCAGTTGCTCCTTGCCCCCGCGGTGGCTACCGCGCTGAGGCGCTATGGGTTGTCGCTGTGCCCGCTTCCGTGCGGGCGGCCTACTCCGGCCGGTCTCGATACGATAGGCGTTGCAGGATCGCCTCGCGGCCCTTCAGCGAGAACGAGAGCGCACGAACGAACTTCGTGAACCGCTCGATCGCCGCGACGACGACTGCTAGCTCCTCACACCGCGAATCCAGTCGGCACTCTACCTCCGCTGCCTTGTCGCTCTTGCCCAGCTCCTTTGCTCGGCGCATCACCTCCGCTTTCCGCCGCTCCATCTTCTGGCGATGGTCGGCCGCGACCCACTCGTACTTCGTGTCGAGGAACGCGAGGTCCATGACGAGGTCCTCGTGGTTCTCCATGCAGGGCGTGAGCCAGTCGGCACGCACCTGCATCTGCACGAGCGCGGCCCGCAGCCGGTCGACGTCGGCCGCGTCGACCAGCGTGTCCAACTCGTCAGCGATGAAGGCCTCCATGTCGGGCCAGAGGCCCTCGTGGACCGCATCGAAGCGCGCGATGGACTCGCTGTCGTATGGTTGAGAGGTCCACACGGCGCGCTCAACCCTTCGGGTGCGCGCGCTTCGGGCGCCCGCAGAACACGCAGGCCCACCCGGGCTTCTCGGCCGCCTTCCAGTTGAGGGCGCGCGCGGTGCGATAGTAGAAGTTCTCGCGCGCCTCGAACCGGTGCCCCTTCAGCTTGCCGCGCACACGCAGCGCGGCATCGTACTGGTTGTCCTGCCGCGCGTCGCACGACGCGGGCTCCACGAGTTGCAATGGCATGATCCCTCCGCTCCGGTTATCCGGCGAGTTCCAACACGCCCTCGACGCAACGCGGCCCGCCGGTGTTGCCGCGGTACGTCTTCTGAATCCGCATCTTCAGTTCGTCAGGGTCGTCGTACTCGCGATCGACCTTGACCCCTCGCAACGCGCTCGTCTTCGCGAGCTGCGCGGCGAGTTCATCGAAGAACGCGCGCTTCCCTTTCAGGTGCAGCGCGGCGCCCTCCATACGTTTGATCCCGACCGACGCGTTCCACCGCCGGCCGAGCTTCTTGTCGACCGCGAGCGGCACGCGGAGCCACTGGCACTGCGTGCGCACGTCATCCACCATGCAGGCATCGATCAGCGGCAGCACGCGGAGCAGCTCGCCGGGCGCGACGTCGATCTCGACCGAGTCGTGCGTGGTGCCCCACACGCGCGAACGGAAGCCGTCCGCGATCAGCCGCTCGGCCAGATTCATGACGCCGAGCAGCGTGATATCGCTCGCGGTCGATTGGATCGGGTAGTTTTGCGCCTGCCGGCAGCCCTCGGCCTCCAGCGCGTTCGCGTGCCGCGACTTGCGTGCTTCGGGCGAGAGCTTCTGGAGCTTCGCGAAGTCCGCGAGCGGGAGCCGGCGCCCGAACGAGGTCGTGACGTACCCGCGCGAGCGAAAGTCCTTGTGCCGTTCCGCGACCCACTCCTTCGTGCGCGCGAAGCGCGTGAAGAAGCGCGCGATGAGGGCCTCGGCCTCGCGCGTCGGCATGCCGGTCGCGGCCGCGATGCTCTCGGGCCCGCGTCCGTACAGGAGCCCGAACCCGATCGCCTTCGCGGCCGAGCGCTCGTCGGCCGTGATGTCCTTCGCGGGCTTCCCGAAGGTCTCGCTCGCGATCATGCGATGCATATCGCCGCCGAGCGCGACGCCGCACTTCACGCAGATCCCGCGGTCCTCCAGCGAGCCGACGTGCTGGCACTTCGGGCACTGGCGGAAGAAGTTCACGAACAATGGGTCGCCGGTCTCGCTCGCCATGATCCTCATCTCAACCTGGCTCTGATCAACCGACACCATGACGCCGCCCTCCTCCATCCACTCGGAGATGAAGAGGCGCTTGATGTCGGACTGGTCGGGCGCGGTGTGGATCGCGAACTCGCGCGTCGCGAGCCGCCCGGTGTGCGTGCCGTGCAGCAGGTAGTTGAACACGAGTCGGTTCGTGCCCGGGATCACGAACTTGCCGAGCGTCTGGACGTAGCCGCTCAAGATCTTGGAGATCTTGATGTAGTTGCGGCGCGAGGAGAGGAACTTGAAGAGCTGTCGAGCCTCCGGTCGACGGCCGGAGCCAGCGCATGCGTCGCACCGCTCGGTCGTCTCGCCGCGCTCGATGTCGCCCTCGCCCTTGCAGGCCTGGCATTCGGTCTGCCGCATGATCCACATGAGGCTCTTGTCGTCGGTCGGCGGGCTGCCGGAGTACACGCTCGTCGTGTTGGGCGCGTGGTCGAACCGCAGCGGCTCCTTCAGGACCGCCATGACGGGCGTCGACTGCTTCGTATCGATCCGCACGCGCTCGCCGGCGTCGTCGCCGTGCAGGTCCCCGATCCACGCGGTCCTCGTGGCGCGCGTCAGGAACTGCGTCGGGAACATGGTCTCGCCGGCCTGCAGCGGGATCGAGCACCCGAGCGCGCGCCCGGTCTCCTTGCGCGAGAGCTGCGGCACGACGCACCCGAACTCACCGTACAAGACGTCGCCCATGTGCTCGTGCGAGGTCGGGTTGAAGACGAAGAGCCGCCGGCGACGCTTCGTGCCCTCGATCGCGCGATCGTACGCGGCCTGCTGCCGCGCGACGTACCGCTGCACCTCGGGGTACGACTCGACGACCGCGCGCTCCGCCAGCATGCGCTGCGGGTACTCGATGGTCAGGCGCTCCAGCGCCGCGAGATCGATGCGGGCCGCGCGCAGCTCCATGCGCATGAACACGCGCGCGGCGCGCTGCAGCAGCGCGAGCGGGCGCGCGAGCTGGCGCTCCTCGATCAGGGGCTCGTAGACCGCCTTCAGCCCCATCGTGGCGGCCGGATCGATCGCGGAGTACGTGCCGAGCAGCGCGAGCGGCACGTTGCGGTACGAGCGCTCGCCGGCCGGCTTGCTGAGCGCCATGGCCTCGACCTTGCGGCCCCAATCGGACCACTTGAGGTGCCGCATGGTCTGCGGCTTCAGGCCGTGCGTCATGCTCTTCATTTGCAGCACGAAGGACGCGAGCATCGTGTCGTACGCGAGCGTCGGCGTGACGCCGAGCTTCACGGTCGACCACGGGCCCTCGGCCTTCTGATAGTTGTGGCACACGACCGGCACGGTCGAGAGCACCTCGCGCAGCGTCGGCAGCACCTCGTCCGGCCGCACGGTCGACTCGGGGTGGTAGAGCGGGATCGAGAAGCCGGCCGTCGCGTCGTACGCGAAGCTCGCCATCAGCACGCGCTTCTCGTCGTTGTAGAGGTCCGTGTAGGACACGGAGTCCGAGCGGTCCGCGCGCCCGCGGCGCATCTCGGTGTCCCACTCCAGGTCGTACGCGATGCAGGAGATCTTGCCCGCGCGGTAGCGCTCCAGGATCCCGCGCAGGAAGCTCACGGCCTCGCGCGTGGACGTGAAGACCGTCGTACGGACCGGCAGATGCACCTCGCGCGTGAGGTCGTACGCGGTGCTGAACGCTTCCTGGATCGCGCCCGAGTATCGGTTCGTCTTCGAGCGCAGGTCCGCGCTCGGATGCACGCACGGGACCACGGGGTACTCGCGGCCCCGGATCGTCACGTACTGGATCTGGCCCGACTCCTTAATGATCGCCGGCATCCGGCCCGTCACGACGTAGGTCGCGTACGCGCCGAGCGTCACGATCACCTTCGGGCGCAGGCGCTCGATCTCGTCCCACAGGTACCCGACGCAGTACGAGGTCTCGGACTGGAAGTTCGGCACGCGCGGCGACGGGCGCCCCGAGCCCTCCTTCACGTGCGGGAAGCACGCGGTCGTGTTGGCCCAACGCACCGCGTCCGCCGGCACGCCGGCGCCCTGCGCGAGTTCCTCGCAGTGCTGGCCGGCCGGGCCGACGAACGCGGTCCCCCGTTGGCTCTCCTCGTACCCGGGCGCCTCTCCGATCGCGAGGATCGGAGCGGTCGGCAGCCCTCGGCTCGCGACCTTCACCCACCCGACGTCCGGCTCCTGACAGAGATGACAGAGGTCGCATCGGGCCCGGCTCGCTGCGATCGGGCTTACGGCCCCATCGTGCGCCGCCTTCGGGATCAGATCCGCCACCCCCGCCCCCCCACCACCGTCCTGCACCGCCACCACGTCCTTCCTCCTCCGCTCGCCGAGGGCCGCTCGCCCTCCCGTGCCCTGCGTGCGGGCACCGTTCACAAAGAATACTACCCGATCTCGGCCCCCATCCGGCCGAATGCCGTACGGAAACCGTACGGAAACCGTACGCCGATCACCGCAAGAGGTCCGGCAGCACGGGCTCCACGCGATCGAAGAGCTGCAGCGTGCGCGTGCAGTCGGTCTCGCAGTAGGCCGAAATCTCGTCCCAGTTGCCGCCGTCGAAAAGCGCGAACACGTCGTCGCCGCCGCCCGCGAGCCGCTTCGCCGGCAGGCCGAACGCGTTCAGCCAGAACGCCAGCGAGCCGCCGACCTGCTTGAAGTTGTCGGTCGAGAGCAGCTCGTAGAGATCGACGTGATCGCGATCGAGCGCGCAAGTCGGCTTGACGCCGATGATCGCGGACCGCAGCAGAACGTACGGCACGTCGAACGCGCGGCCGTTGAAGGTGATGAGACGAAACCCGCCGGGCTCGAACGGGTTCACGCCGTGCGCGAACTTCCAGAACCCGTCGAGCACGCGCCGCTCGCTCCCGCCGTAGAACGACTGGTGCAGCGGCAGCGCGCCGGGCTCGTTCCGCACGCGCACGCAGCACCCGATGCAGATGATCTGCCCCGTGCCGGGGCTGAGGCCGAGCCCGTTCGTGAACTGCTCTAGCGTGATCTCGCCGCGCTGCAGTCGCCGGCGGTCGTACGGTCGCAAGAACTTCTCTGGGTCCGTGCGGGCCATCGGGCCCGGCACGGTCTCGATGTCGAGCACGAGATCGATCACAAGGCGGCTCCGTTTCTGCGCTCCGAAGCGCGCGGCTCCAACGCGTCCCACGCCGAGAACGGCTGCAGGAACGCGAAGGACGAGGTGCGGTTGTACATGTCGTACGGGCACGCGTGCGCCAGGAGGCGTCTGAACCGCTCGCGCCCGAGGTCGGCCGGGTCCATGCGGGCCGGCAGATTCACGAGGAAAACGTCGCGCCGCGTCTGCGAGAGCGCGTGCGCGACCGCGACCGCCTGCGGCTTCTTCACGTCCGGATCGAGCGCGACGTAGTACCGCTCGACCGGCAGCGCGCGCAACATCGCGAGCTGCGTGTCGGTCACTTCCTTCCCGTACGTGGCGAGCGCGTCGCGGCCCGCGATGATCGCGCTGATCGGGCCCTCCGTGACGATGACTTGCGGGTAGCCGGCGCGCAGGAAGCGCCCGAGGTTGTAGAGCTTATCCTTCGAGGGCACGCCCGGCGCGTTGAAATACTTCCCGCCCGGCACGGAGTCGTCGTAGAGCCGGCCGACCCAGTACACGAGTTGGTCGTTCAGGTAGTCCGGGAAGATGATGCGGCCGCGCGCGATGCCGAGGTTGTAGTACTGGATGTCCTCGCCCGTGAGGCCGCGCCCAGTCAGGTAGCGCCACGCGTCCATCGACGGCAAGATCGGCTTGAAGCCGTCCGGCATCGCGGCAACGCGCGCTGAGGAGCGCGCGGCGCGGCGCGCGTCGGACGCGTTGTAGATGCGCTGCGAGATCTCGGTCGGGGTAGGCTCGCCGGTCGGCGGCGGCGCGGCGCGAAAGCGGCGCTCGCGCTCGATCGCGCTCTCCGTGACCTGTCCGCGCTTGTTACACCTAAAGCACAGGAACTTGCCGTACTTCGGGCCCTCGGTGACGTGCAGATAGAACTTGTGTTTCGTGTCCGGCGTGTCCTCGCCGTTCTCCTCGCACCAAAGGCAATTGAACGAAAGTTCGTCCTCGCCGGACGGGATCGCGTCGGCCTCGTCGAGCCCGAGGCGACGGAGCATCTCCATGATGTCCATTCACTCGCCTTTCTGGATGCGCCGCTCGCGCCACAGCTCCCACAGGGTGTAAGCCAGCGCGCCAAGCACTGTGATCCCCAACAGCCGAAGGCTCCAGACCAGTACGAGGACCTGCGCCGCCGCGTCGTCCGCGCTCATGCCTCGGCCCCCTCGGCCGCCGGCTCCTCGTCCATGCTCGGCGGCGCCTCCTTCAGCATCATGCGATTGTAGTCGATCGAGCACCGCACGACGCGGTTCGTCTTCGAGTAGCGACGCGCCTTGATGAGCGCGAGCCGCACCGTGTTCGACTTGCGCTCGTCCACGCGCTGGTTCACGGAGATCACGACGTCGGCCTTGCGCGCCTTCTTGTGCGAGTCCGCGATAACGTCCATGTCCGCGATCTCGAAGGTCGGCGCGGACCGGTTGGTCTGCGAGTCGACCCACATCGCGACCGAGAAGTCGCTCGCCATGTCCTTCAGCTCCGTGTAGACCGCACCGAGGTGCTCGTAGCTCGACTCCTTGACCCACTGCGTGGCGGCCGCGAGGTCGTCCGCGTTGTCGATCAGCACGAGCGCGGGTTGGAACATGCGCTCCGCGCGGAGCTGCGAGAGGTGGCTCCGGAGCGTCGCGACGTCGGTCCCGGGATGCAGCTTCTTCACATTGATGTTCATGCCGTACCGCACCAGGATCTCGTTCACGCGATGCCGGTAGACCACGTCCGACTCGTCGTTGCCACGCAGCATATCGACGAGCGGCGTGCCGGAGAGCCGCGAGGCGTAGCGCGCCAGAATGTCCAACTCCTCCATCTCGCCGACCGTGAAGTGCACGATCGGCAGCTTCTGGAACACGCCGGCCGCCCCGAGGTTCACGAGGAACATCGACTTCCCGAAGTTCGTGTAGCCGAGGATCACGCCCAGCTCGCCGCGCCCGAGCCCGCCGTAGAACGCCTCATCGAACGTCGGGAGGAAGAGCGCGACCTTACGATCGCGCTTGTACATGTCGCTCTCGCGCAGGAGCCGCGGCGCGTCCAGGATCACGTCCTGCATGAAGATCCCGAGATCGCCGGCGCCGGAGCACTCGCTGCGCGTGTGGTCGATCGTCTTCCAGAGATCGTTCGAGTGCGCGCCGGCCTGCACCTGCGTGTAGAGCGTGAACAGCAGGCGCTCGATATGGCGCGTGTTGCCGAACTCGACGACGCGCTCGCGCACGTCCTTCGCGTCCGTCAGGTCGGTCCGGCTGAATGCGAGGTCGAGCGTGGATTCGAGGTACTCGCGGTACGTCGAGTCGAGCGCGCGCGCCGAGACGTACTCCGTGATCAGCATGAGCAGCACGTCGCGCGTCGGCGACTGCTTGTGCTGCGCATAGTACTGCAGCATCATGCGCGCGAGCGCGCTGTGGTACTCGCTGTCGAAGTACTCGGGCTGGATAACGCTTGCGTGCGCCGCGAGAAACTGTGGCTCGCGGACCATCAGGGCCAGGATCTTATCCTGAAAGCCCGCTCCGTACGGATACGTTTTGTGTGCCGGTTCCGCCACCACCGCTGACCTCCTCCACCGCTCGCCGATCGTAAGTACGACAACTCGAATTGTGAGACATGGGTTTCATGACGCCAGAATCGTCCGGACGACATCCTCCGGGTGTTGGTACTGCGTGAGCGCGAAGCGGTCCGCGCCGCGATAGCGCTCCTCGTAGATCTCGCGCCGCTTGCGGCTCTGGTGCTGCAGCACGTACGACATCTTGTCCCACGCGTCGACCACGTGCGCGATGTTCGCGCCGCGCTTCGCGCGCAGCACGCGGCCGGTGCGCTGCACCGTGGTGCGGAAGTCGCGGAGCGCGGAGAAGTTGACGAGCACGTTCGCGGCCGGGAAGTCGAGGTCCTCCTTCACGGCCGGCGAGCCGAAGAGGCAGTACTCGGCCTGCCGATCGAGTCGCTCCACGAGCTGGTCGACCGGGAGCTTCTCGCGCGCGATCTGCTGCCCGTTCCGATACGTATCGAGCCGTGAGTCGCCACGATAGAACTGCACGCTGAGCGGGTTCAACCGTACGGACGCGTCGGCCGCGAGCGCGCTGCCGTGCTTCAACACCATCACGAGCCCGAGCGCGCGGTAGCCCTCGCGCACGAGCGGGCACATGACGTCGAGCAGCCGCGTGTTGCGGTGCTCGTTCTCCACGATGCAGAGCTTCTGGAGGCGCGGCCAGACGTTCTGGAGGTCGCTCGACCACTTGTACGTGGAGGGCTGCCACATGTCGAGCATGTGGACGATCGGCGTCGCCATCAGCCCCTCGTTCATCAGGAGCCAGTCCGGCACGCGACTCACGATCGGGCCGAGGCAGCCTTCCAGCAGACGATCGCGATGCGTGGTCGGCTCGGTGCCGGCCTCGTACACGGTAGCCGAGAACCCAATACGGTACACTGCCGAGCAGTGGTCCGCGATCGTGCGCCACATGTGCGCGCCGAGATGATGCACTTCCTGGAAGATGAGGATCTCGGCGCGCCGCAAGAGCGCGAGCACGTCGGCCTTCTGCTCCTTGATGCCGTCGTACACCGAGTTCACCACCGCGACGACGACCTGCGCCGATAGCTCGCGGTGCCCATCGCCGAGCCGGCCGACGCTTTCGAGCCCTCGGCGCTGGAACCGACGCCAGGTCTGCTGCAGCGAGCCCTTACCGGGCACCAGCACGAGCGCGGGCTTCCCGAGGTGCTTGCAGATCGCGGCCGCCTGCTCCGTATTGTGCGTGACCGTGAAGTCGCCCAGCAAGAAATGCTTGTCGGCGCCACGCAACGAGAATCCGACGTACGGGCCCTCGCCGGCCGGCTCGATCGAGAACCCGATGCGGTGCTGCTTCGAATCGGATCCGAAGTGACGGCGCGGCAGAACAAACGGGAGCCGCGCTGAGTCGCCGGCGATCAGTACGCGCCAGTACGTCCGTGCCTCGGCCCACTGTTGCAGTCGAACCGATTTGGGATTCACGGATGCCACGAACCCCAATGAGCGCGCAATGAACGCGATATCGAGCGCCCACTGCTTATGCCGCTGGACGATTTCCATGGTCATGCCGTCGGAGTACCCATCGCCGTCGAGAAACCCGGCCAAGAACGCGGCCCGCACGTCGGCAGTGCCTAACATGCAGCTCTGCGGAAGTGCTCGGCCGTCGCCGTAGAGTTCCCGCATCGCCCTCAACAACGCGTTCGGATGCCCCTTCTTTGGGTTGACAATCCGCCACTGCTTGCAGTTGTTCTGATAGCAATTCAACAAGAAACCGTGGCGCGTCGCGTACGCTCGCAACGCAGCTTCGATCTCGGACTCGGGGTTGGTGATCTCGAAAAAATGCAGATCCTTGCGGCCTTCGGCGTACCACAAACCCACGAGCCATGGGTCGATCACTGGTGCCTCGCGAGGCGGAAACTCAACGGACGACCGTATCAACCGCGCTAAGCCCCGCCGCCATTTCGACCAGGTCAGGAACTTCTCGACCTCAACATCCACCTGTGTCCCCGAAACGCCATCATACAAGGTCAACAAGTGCGGTCCATTACACTTGAACGCTACGCCGCCACGATTAGGCGTGACCAAATACATCGGTCCTGTGCCGGCGCAGGTGGATTCTATCTCGCGCGGACCGCTGTCCGGCCCCATGAGGTAATCGCCGGCGCGCAGATCCTTGGCAGCCCGCAGGCTCCCATCGAACATCAGGACCTGCGTGTCTGGGTCCAAGCACTTGCCAGCGCCGCACGGAGCGTCTACCATACCGCGCTTGTGGATGAGCGCCTTGCGGATCGAGAGCAGCTGATCGGGCCGCAGCGTGATGTCGTCCAGCAAGTCGGGCGGCACCGCGGCCGACTCGATCGCCGGCGCGGGCGGCCGATCGAGAACCTCGTGCGGGATCGAGAAACGCGCGAGCTGCGTCTGCACGTACGGCAGCAGGCCGGCCGGGAACGCGCCCTCCTGCAGCAGCGTGCCTTCCTCGGGATCGAAGACCAGCAGGCGCTGCAGCGTGCGGATCGCGTCCGGGTCCGGCGTGACGGAGCACGCGACCGGCCCGTAGCGGATCTGGATCGCGCCCGGCGTCACGCGCGCGCTTTCTGCGGCTCGTCGGCCGCAGCTCGTCTCAGAACGGCGTCAGCGCGCTCGTAGGTCCACCCCGCGAGGCTCAGTCGCCGGACCATGAGCGCTTGAAGCCGCTCGCCGGACCGCTGAACCCACTCCTCCACCATCTTCCCCTCGTCCACCACCACCGCCTCCTTCGACGCGACGCGCCGTCATACGTTTCGTTGGTACGATGCCCCAACGCAGGCATTTGAGTGCTCGTGTACGTCAGAACCCGTTTCGTTGCAAGGTTTGAATGATTTCGAGCAGCCGCAGCTGCGTTTTTCTGTACGTCTCGGCCGACACGCCGATCCAGGACGCGCGGTCCTCGATGGTCGCGTCGCCGTACGGCATGAGTTGCGCGAGCAGCACGCGCGCGAGCGGCCGCGCCGCGCGGCGATGCGTCTCGATGTGTTCGAGCTGCACGAGGATCTTGCGCACGTAGTCCTGCCACACCACGGCGTCCTCGATCGGTTCCGCGCCGTCCTCCATCTCGCCGAGCGCGATGTCGGCGCTCGCGCGCGAGAGCCGCAGGAGCGGCAGCAGTTCGCTCACGGGTTGGCTCCGAAGTAGATGACGGCCCACCCGCGATCGACGAGCGCGCGCTCGCCATCGTTCCACGCGATCTCGTACGAGTGGCGGCGCGGCGCGCGCGGGAACGCGACGCGCGCGGTCGGGAGCGATGCGATGATCGGCCGGTCCTCGATCTGGACCGGCACGTCGAACGACGCGTCATCGAGGTGCGCGAAGTACGCGTCGATCGACGTGGTGTCGCGATCGAAGAGATCGGCCGCCATCAACGCGGGCTCGCGCGTGAGCGGGTGCGTAACCAGGAGTTCTGGATCGCCGTCCTCCAGCAGCTCGACCCACTCGACGAGCGAGCGATGCAGGACGTAGCGGCGACCGTCGGGGTCGACGCGCACGGGAGCGCCCGACTAGAACTTGTTCTCTTTGCGAATCGTCCAGAAGTCGTCGCTCAGGTCGCGGTTCATGATGAAGCCGTACGGCAGCGTGAAGTAGCCGTCCATGCCCCACCCGGTGCCCCAGCTGTTGCGACAGAGGAGCCGGCCGGCCGCGTCGTCGTACCCGCACGCCATGACCGCGTGCCCACCGAGCAGCTGCTCGCCGGCGGCCGGCATCGGCGCGACGCCGGTTCGCGCGACCGCGGGCGACTCGAAGCTCTCGTAGACCGAGAACCCGAGCACGAACGGGAACCCGGACGCGAGGCACTGGCGCATGTCGCTCAAGGTTTTGAGCCGCGCGTACGCCGTGACCTTGTGCTGCGCGGCGTCGCGGTAGCAGACGGTCGGCGGCGTTTCAGCGAAGCGCGCGATGTCGTACGGCCACTCGCTCTCGGCGCACACGCCCTTCTCGACTAGGCTCTTGATGCCGTCGCGTATCATGGCGCCCGAGTCCGACTTCACGGTGCCCTCGATCGCGCGCTCGCGGTAGTAGATGAACAGCCGGCTCACCGGCACGAACGCGACCTTGTCCTTGATCTCAAGGAACCCAACCGCCCCAGCGATCGCGTTGGCCGTGCATGAAGAGCAGTTACCCTGATCCACGATCGGCGGGCACTCGGCGCGCAGATCGATGGACGGCGGGAGCGGCGCGAACGCGAGCGCTCGCGTGACCTCGCTGAAAAGTTTGTCGCGATGGTCAGGAAGATCCGGCAGCCAGCCGCCGCGGTTCCAACGCTTCGTTACTTCCTCGTCCGTGCCATCGACCATAGATCCTCCATAGCGAGACTGCTCTCCGCCATACCGCGGCGGAGAGGCAAAAGGAAACGTTTTGAGCGAGCGCTACGCGTCGTCGGGCAGCGCGAGCGCTTCGTCCCCGAGGTCCCAGAACCCGTCGCCATCGATCGGGCTCCAGCCATGAATCGTCGTGTCGAGCCGGTCCTGGTCCTCAGCGAAGCCCTGCTCCAGGAGGTAGCGCGCCGGCAGCAGCAGGAAGTAGTACGCGCCGCGCTGCGCGAACACGCGACGCGACGCGATCATGACGCGGTTCGACTCCACGAGCGACCACTCGTCGGTGCGCCGCGTGCGCCACCCGCGATCGCCGACCGCGTTGAGGAACGCGCCGAGCGCGAGCGGGCACTGCGCGGACGCGAAGAGATCGAGCGCGCGCACGTTCAGCGCGAGCATCGGGCCATCGAGGCAGAGCGAGTTGACGACCCACTGCTGCCTGATGCCGAGCGCCTGCAGCTCGCGGATCAGCTGCTTCGTGCCGCGCACGCCCCGGAGGCTCGCGACGTTGCGGACGACGGCCGCGTCCTCGCCGGCCGGCAGCTCCGTAAATGGCCGCAGGAAGCAGAGCGCGCGATCGACCCAGCCGTACTCGTCGTCCGCGTAGAGACGGTACAACGCGCGGCGTTTCGCGCGTGCCTGGTCCTTGAGAATGCTCTCAACCGGGAGCCTGTAGGTCAGGCTCTCGGCCGCGCTTGCGGCCACTAGGCGTCCCTCTCCTGCGTTGGGTGGAAGTTGAGTATGCGCCTCCCCGGCCGCGAAAGCAAACGCCGCTGGTCACCACCATCGATTCGGCCGCCGGCTAGCGCGTTCAGCCGCCAACCGGCGCTCGCGCACCGAGCGCAGCGTAACGGCTGGGTACCCCGATCGGTGGAAGAGCCTCAGCATCACGAGGTCGTCGTTCCCATCGAGGTGTTCTTGGCAGCTGTTGCAGA